ATGTCTCTAAAACCGAACTACACGGTCAGACTGCTACAAGATCAATCGTCAAATACAAACTACAAAGTTAATTTATCAATGGTACCAGACGGGCCAAGAAATACGTCTCGAGCGCATATTTCATTAAGAAAAGACGCGTCTAATAATGAATATTTACAAATTATGGCCGCAAGTACCTCGAACACACCTGGAGGCACGGGATCAAATGAAAGAAGGACTTTATATTTTTATGATCTAGATACAAACGGCGGACAACCGCAATTTACCGGATCAGATCATCCTTACGTTTTTCCGACAACAACTGTCACTAAAGATCCTGGAATAACGGCAACTATTGGATCTGTACTTGTTTCTGGTTTTCAAATGCTAACTATCAATGGAAAACCGGTTTATCAATATAACGGAGACACTAGCGCAGATATGGCCTCTGGAGTAGGCCTTACAAATTGGAAGGGCATACAAGCAGACGGATCCGCTCAAACTGCAACCGGGCCAGGATCCGGAAGTAGTCAAACATATGCGGTCACGGTTGCGTCAGGTACTAACTCATATGGATCTGGTAATAAATATTATTTAGACGGCGTAGTATCGCCAACAATTAACTTTGTTCCTGGCAATACTTATACGTTCGATCAATCAGATCCTAGTAATGCAAATCATCCATTAAGACTTTCAACAACTCCTAATGGTACGCACGGCGGAGGATCTGAATATACAACTCAAGTCACAACATACGGAACTCCTGGATCTTCTGGAGCCTATACAAGCATTGTTGTCACTTCATCAACGCCAAACTTAAATTATTATTGTCAAATTCATTCTGGTATGGGCGGCACGATCAACGTATCGTCTGGATCTGCTTTTGTTTATGACAGTATTATTTATCCTGGACAAACTTATTACGGAACTCCAGGGCAACCAGGCGCTTACTTGGGAATAGCAATAACCGCAAGTACGCCAACTTTATATTATTTTAATTACGATAATGCCAATATGGGCGGGATCGGAAATATATCTACCGACGTTGGCGGCGTCGAAAGTGTATTCACGGTTGTTGGACAAAGCGCATTATCTCCGAACTCCGGACTATCTTCTATCGGTGTAAGAAGATATTTTGGTGTAGGCAATGTCGCGGGATCATCTAGTATTTCCGCCGACGGTGAATTAAAATGGATAATTCAGAATGTTCCTCAAACAGAATGGACGGAGCAAAAACTAGCAAATACACCATAACATTTATGAGGAATTAAAATGGCAGATACATTTACTAATAACTTAAATTTGACAAAACCAGAAGTCGGCGCAAGTACCGACACCTGGGGCGGAAAAATAAATACGGATCTAGACAGTTTGGACGCTATTTTTGCGGCCAACGGTACTGAGGTTAATGTTAGATTTGCAAGTGCAAATTTTGACGATAATAAAAAAGCAATTTTTGGATCTACTGATAATTTAGAGATCTACTACTCTGGCGCAACAAATATAATCAGAGGCCTTAGTAAAGTAGCTATTCAATCAGACGACACAACGGACGGTGTAGAAATAGGATCTCATTCAGGATCCGAGGTTATGGCAAAGTTTGTTAAGGACGGAGCCGTAAGTCTTTATCACGATAACTCAGTAAAATTAGCAACGGCCTCTGGCGGTGTAGATATAACCGGAAACATAACAGTATCAGGAACGGTTGACGGAAGAGACGTAGCAACCGACGGATCTAAATTAGACGGTATAGCAACCGGGGCAACAAATACGGCCGCGCCTTTTTATACGGCCGCAATAACATCCTCAGACGTGACGGGCGCTTTAGGATTTACTCCTTATAGTGACGCCAATCCGTCTGGTTATACAACTTACACGGCTAATCAGGCCCTAGATACAACATCCAATCCAACCTTTAATCAAATCTATGCGAATGATTGGTTTAGAGTTAATGGATCGGACGGTATTTATTGGCAAACTCACGGCGGCGGTTGGACAATGACTGATAGTACCTGGATCCGAAACTATGGATCTAAGGCGTTATATATGAACGCTCAAATCGCTTGTACGTCAAATATCACGGCTTATTATTCGGACGAAAGATTAAAAGAAATTGTTGGCAATATAGATAATCCTTTAGACAAGATCTTAAAATTAAAAGGTTTCCAATATGTCAATAATGATCTTGCTAAATCTTTTGGTTATACAGACGAAAAAGAACAAATAGGTATTTCCGCTCAAGCAGTACAAGAAATTATGCCAGAGGTTGTTAGCCTGGCGCCTTTTGATATGGAAACAAAAGACGACGGATCTATTGTTTCAATGTCAGGAGAAAATTATCTAACAGTAGATTATGCAAAACTCGTACCGCTACTCATAGAAGGGATCAAAGAACTCAAAAAAGAAATAGACGAACTAAAGTCTAAGGAGGCTTAGTATGGCATTACCTACTAGCGGCGCGTTGAGTTTGAACGCGATACATATTGAGGCGGGAGGATCTTCTGGAACTCAGGCGTCTTTGAATGACGCAGATATAAGGAATTTGATTGGCAAAGGATCTGGCGTACAAATGTCATTTTCTGAATGGTACGGGGCCTCTGCCTCTACTCCTAACGGCTCGTCAATTACTTGCGGATCTTATAGTACAACCGGAAAATATGCCGCCACTTATAAAGGTTATGCCGATAGTATTGCCGGTCTTGGAAGTGCAATCGGATCTTATACTGATAGAACATTTACAGTTAATGGAAAAACTTTTGATTTGATAGCAATTTACAGCAACACGGGAGGAATTTTTCAATCACACACAATCCTCATTACCGGAAATTACGCCGGTCAATCTTTACAGTCGGTCACAGGATTTCGATATTTAAGAAATGGATCTGCTTATGTTTTTGATAGCCAATTTAATGATTACTTAGGAAATGCAATGACTTCCATTTATAACTCGTCTCAAAACTTTACTACTTGGTCGGGTATCTCATCAACAAACACGAGTATTTCTCAACTTCCTACAAGCGGAACTGTAAATTTTTATTGGAGTAATTAATGATAGACGAACAAGAAAAAGAGCAACAACAAAACGAACAACCGAATCCTTCTCCAGAGGATATTTTCGTTCCGTCAGAAATGCCAATAACAGAAACAGAGGAAATATAATGAGTTTAGTTTATGAGTTTGTTTGTAAGGACGAGTCCTGGGTACATAATTTTGACAACGAAATTCAAGTCACAATCGTTGAGGGAAAAATTGGCAACAAAATAACAAGAGAAAAACTTGAGGATAATGTTGACGGCGATAGCCTGGTTTATGATAGCGAAAGCGACAAAGTTTTCAAAAGGCCCAACAAAATGATTTGCATCCAGGGCAGTATTGAAATGAACAATTTTTGGTCGGATGAAGACATAAAAGCAACAGATATTGACAGACTAAAAGAATTAACGGCCGATGATAAAATAAAATCTGGCTTTTATAGCGAGAGCACAACAGATGATGCAATTACAAATAAAGCATTTAACAGCACTTACCAATTTAATTGTGACTATGATGTTTTATCTCCGATGTCTAGAGAGTGGGCCCTGGCAACACCTGGAACATTAAAAGCGACATCTACTAACACCAGGCTTTTTTGTATGCTTACTGAAAGATCAGACTATCAAATAAAAATTTTAGATATATTGCCTGGCGACCTAAAAACAATAAACAAAGATCAAAGCAAAACACTTAGTTATGTTTTCTTTTCACAAAAATGCTCAATAAGAAATGGGGCCGGAGTTTGTGATCAATATTCTGTCAAAAAATTACAAAGCGACACTATTGATATAAGAAACCTGGGCGACCTAACCGCAAGAATTATTTTAATAGAGAGGTAAATTATGGCGTGGAATTTAATAAAAATGGGTAAAAGCATTCATCACTTAATGACTACATATGGCGAGGGGAATGATCTTGAGCCAATGGAAAAAGATCTAACAGGCGAAAGCCGTGTTGATCATGTTGTGTCTTTATATAGAGAGATGAATGTTCCGTTTGGAATAATGATGATGTTTAAAAATAGAGTTTCAGAAAATGGCAGACACATAATCTGGGGCAGAAAATGGAATGACCGAAAATATGTTGAGGAAACAGTTATACCTAAATTAATGGATTATGATTATTTATCATCATTGCCACCTAATACAGTAGGTGCTCACTATTACAATTTAATAAAAGATTTTGGTATTGAAAAACTATATAACCAAAGATTTAAAAAAGAGGAGAAAAGAGAGGGCGGTGTCAATAATATTTATAATTCTTTCAGCGATGACATTAGAGAGAATGCCTCCAGGCACTTATTGTTAAGTCACGATATTTGGCACGTTTTATTTAGGTACGATACAACGCCAATGGGAGAGGCTATGATCCAAACAATAACGGCAAGAATATTTAATTTTTTTCCACCGCATTTAACAGGGTTTTTTGGTACCTGGAAAATGGCTAGAAAAACCGGGAGCAAACTGCCCTGGAAAGTTTGGAAGGAATGTTTGAAACTTTCAAAAGGAGTTAATAAAGAGTTGGCTTTATATAGTCCGATTGAATTTTTAGAGCACGACATTCAAGAGGTTAGAGATAAATTTAATATATTCACTCCTAAAGTCTACGCTGAATATGTTAAGTCTTTACCAAAGTTTTCTAGAATGGACACTATCCACCCTAATTATCAAGATAAAGTATGGAACGCAGAAATAATTTAAAATGGAATTGGCCCATATTAACAAAGATAAAAAAAGTCTATAAAGAAAAGGGCCTGGCTAAAACTGTTTTATGGATCCTAGTTATATTTTTAGGAATAAAACTTGTGATCCTAAACGGAATTATTTTTATATTGAATAATGTTTTTGGCACTGCTTTTGAATATGCCCCAATATTAAGATTTATTTTTGGAGGTTAAAGTGCCATATATTTCAATCACACCTAAACCTGGCATAAAGAAAAATGGAACAGATTATGCAAATAAAGACTCCTGGATTGATGGAAATTTAGTTCGTTTTGAAAATGGCTATTTAGCAAATGTTGGGGGTTGGCGAAAATTAAAAGACACTCCAGTACAAGGTACACCGATTGGGGCCTACGCTTATTACACAAACACAAACAGACAAGTCCTGGCAATAGGCACCAGGGAGAAAGTTTATGTCAATTATGATAACCAATGGTATGACATCACTCCGACTGGCTTTCTTGGAGATATTTCTAACTCTCCTCTTGGTTATGGGGCCTATAATTGGGGAGCCGAAGATTATGGCGATGCAAGATCACAAAGTGGCCTGGCTTTTGGAACAAAACCTTTTAGTTTTGCAAATTTTGGAGAAAACTTAATATTTGTTTGTGGATCTGATACGAAAATTTATAAATGGCGTCCGGACAACGGATCTGGAACAACCCCTCCGACACCAGACTCACAAGCGGTACAATTAACAAACGCTCCCCTGGGATCCCAGGGCATATTAGTGACTAACGAGCGGCATATTTTTGCGTTTGGTAATACTAACAATCCAAGACAAATAAGATGGTCGTCCAGGGAAACAGATACAACCTGGGCCCCGGCCACAACAAACACGGCCGGTGACTTAACAGTGACAAGTGGAGGTCTTATACAGGGCGGTGTTAAATTTGGAGCCGATGTTTTAGTTTTTACAGATGTCGGTCTAAATAAAATTTATTACACGGGAGCTCCTTTTATTTATGGTATTACAGACGCCGGTCAAAATTGTAGGGCCGCAAGTATGCGAACAGTCGTCAATGCCGGAAACTTTGTAGCCTGGATGGGGGATAATTCTTTTTATTTATATTCGGGCCAGGTACAAAAAATACCTAGTGATGTCCACGACTATGTTTTTGATAATATTAATTATCCTTATCGTGCGGCCGCTTGTGGTGGCCATAACCAATTATTTAACGAGATATGGTGGTTTTTCCCTAGTGGCCTTTCAAAGCATCCTAATAAATATGTGATTTGGAATTACATGGAGAAGACCTGGAGCATAGGAGAGCTTGACCGCTCGTTCTGGATTGACCAGGGTGTTTTCTCTTTTCCTATTAGTGGCGACTCTTCTGGAAACTTATATGAGCACGAAACTAATAGCATACAAACATCGCCTAATAATACGGCCGTACCATTTTGTAAGTCTGGGCCCATACAAATTAGCCAGGGAGATAATTTAGTCCAGGTTAATCAAATTGTCCCGGATAGCGATGCAACCAATTTACCAGGCGTCACTTTAGGCTTTAAGGGAAAAAATACTCCCCTGGGGCCAGAAACAGATTTTGGAAACTTTACTTTTGAAACAGATGGCTACACAGACGCTAGATTTACCGCCAGGCAAATTAATTTAGAGGTGACGGGCGATGCAAACCAAGATTTTCAAGTTGGCGATATAAGGCTTGATGTAAAAGCTAGGGGGCGTCGTTAATGCCAGATTACGGAGATAGAGGCGGATTCCAGGGTAGTGGTAGGGGCGGCAATCCTGGAAACTCTGGGGCCGGTTATGGCTCTAATAATAGAGGTACGCCATATTCAAAAGATTTAGGCGAGGCAATAGCCAGGGCCAATATGAGAAACGCCCCGGATCCGGTGTCATATGTCACACAATCGGTCGTCCAGGAAAGAGGCGGTTATACTCACGGATCTGTAAGTCCAGGCGATTTGGCCGGTATGGCCGGTATGATGGCCCAGTCCAATAATTTTGGCGGACAAAATAACAAAGATGTACAACGAGCAATGGATAACGCTTATTCCAGGGCCGAGCCTGGGGCCGGGGAAAGAGGCGTTTTAGGATCATACAACCTGGGTATGGGTATCAATCCGACCACAGATATGGGCCTTATTGATAGTCTTAAATATAACACTATTGACCAACCTGGTTTTATGAATCAAGTGGCAAATATGGGTGTTGGATTATTAGGCAATATGGTGGCTCCAGGACTAGGCACAGTAATCGGCTTATTAAATAGAGATAAAAGAGACCAACAAAAAAATATTAATATGAAAATGGCCAAGGTAGATAAGGATAAATTTAGCGGCCCAGATAGACAGGAGTTAATTTATGGCTCGTAGAACATTAATTAGACCAGAGGAACAATATAGCCAAACTTTCTTAAATTATTTGGTCGACCAGATTGAGGATATTACAGGCCTTACATTCACTAAAGGCGAAAGAATTGAAGCAAACGGCGTAGATAGTTCAGAAATCGTACTAGTTTCGCCAAATGGCACAAAGTATAAATTAGAGGTAGATAATAGTGGCAATATCAGCACTAGTGTCGTCGTTTAATTACGACTGGCAAAGATGTAGAAAATATATTGTTAATGCTGTTGAGCATCAAGACCTCTATTCAATAGAGGATATAGAGGTTAAAATACAAGACGGAACATTCCAATTTTGGCCAGGAATACAATCCGCATACGTCACAGAAATAAGTCGCTTTCCACAAAAGACAGTTTTAAATTTATTGTTTTGTGGAGGAGACTACAAAGAGTTAGAGGCAATGCTTCCTTATATTGAAGAGTTTGGAAAGCGTTGTGGGGCCACACAAATATTTGGAGGCGGACGCCCAGGGTGGACAAGAAAATTAAAACACCTGGGGTTTAAATCTGAACATCTAATTAGCAAGGATCTTTAAAAATGAGTAAAGGAAAAACAGTACAATCAGCACAAGTTAAAACACCAAAATATCAAGAGGACGCATATAAGGAGTTATATAATATGGGCCGTCAAGCGGCTAATAGAACATTTACTCCATATACAGGACAGGCAGTAGCCGGGCAAAATGCGGCCGGTCAAGAGGCTTACAACACCTCTAGGGAAATGATGTCTGATGCTAATAGATTTGATCCAACGGCCGGACTTATGTCTAACATCGGTCAAGGCGGCCAGGTAGGCTCAGTAGGTTATAACGCTAATGTTGGCTCGGCCCAGGGGCAATTAGGAAACCTGGTAGACAGAGGAAATATTAGAGAAATGGGCCAACAAGAGATTTTAGGAAAAATTGGAAATTATTTAAATCCTTACCAGGATATAGTCACAGACCAGGGCATAAGAGACCTAAATAGGTCAAGACTAAAACAATTAATGAGTGACCAGGACGCACAAATAGGCCGAGGTGCTTTTGGTGGATCCAGGGGAGCTCTTTTAGAATCAGAAACAAATAAAAATTATAATGAAGCCGTTGCGGATTTTGTTGCACAACAAAACCAACAAGCGTTTGACAGGGCCACACAATTAGCGTCGGCCGATATGGACAGACAATTAACGGCCGACACAGCAAATATGGGCCAAGATGCGGCCGTCGCAATGGCTAACCAGGGTGCTCTAAACCAGGCGGCTATGATCGAGCAAGAAAGATTTAATAAATTAGCAGACCTTGGTTTTGCCGGGGCACAAATGGAACAGCAAAGAATGTTAGACCAGGCTAAATTTGACGATGCCAGGTTTGACAGAGATAGAGCTATATTTGGCGATATCCTGGGGGCACAACAAGGGGCCGCAAACTTTGCATCACAACAAGGCCTATTGAATAGAGCTATTGACCAGGAACAACTAGACTTTGATAGATCTGAATTCTTTAGAAGAATAAATCAACCGGTCGAAAACCTTGGAATATTTAATAGTGCGGTTTCTGGAGTGCCATTTATGGGTGCTCAGAGCACAACATCGCAAAAGAAAACAGGCTTGGGTGATGTCCTAGGTGCCGGACTCCAGGTGGCTAGTCTTTTCTCTGATGCTAGATTAAAAGAAAATATTCAATATCAATACACAATGACCAAAGGCTACAAAGTCTACACTTGGGATTGGAATGATAAGGCTCAAGAAATTGGCATTAATAATAACAATTATCCAACTAGCGGTGTTATCGCCCAGGAAATTGAAAAAATTAATCCAGGGGCCGTTTTCCAAGATCAAGAAACAGGCTACCTGGTCGTTAATTACGAGAGGCTATAATTATGAGTTTAAAAAATCCTTTCCAGGCTCCAGGCGTTGTCACACAAAATATCGCCGGGCCTTTAGCTCCTGGACAAGATCCTAGTTCAATGACCAGGCAAATAGCCGGGAACAGTCCTTTTGCAAATAGACTCGCAACAATGGGCGGTCTTAACAATGCTCTATCGCAAGACGATATGATGAA